CAACCCTCCAACACCTAGCTGATAACTCATTTCATAAAGAACATCTTGCTTAGAATCTGGAAGAGTTTTAACAAAAGGTTTTTTACTTTCTAACTCACTTATCTTAACATTAAGCCTTTGCATCATAATCATTTCAGATTCTAATTTACTCAAAGGAAGTTTAGTACCATAACCAATGGTAGGTATTCCTAGACTATCGTTATAAGGATTTCCATTGAAGCCCTCACTATCTTTTATTTTATTAGTTAAACTCATTTTTTACCACCAACACCTTAGACCAATTAGTCGTGAATTTGCGAAGAACTCACACTCACTCTTTTTTGCTTTTTTTGTCTTTGAACCTCTCCAACAACCGAAGTTCTAACTTCATCATAAACCACGAGAACATTATCAATTCTCTCTATATTTTCATTCTCAAGCTCTAACTCAATATATGCAGTTTTTGCACCCTTATATATAACTTTACCTGCTCCGTATGTTGTAGAACAACCACTAAATGCCAAAGCCATTATTAAACCAATCATTAAAATCTTCATCTTACTTACCACCTTTATTTTTGTTTCTATGTTCATTCCAAGCTACCCAGCCACCTATTCGTAAACCACCTCGCACCGATTTTCTTCGCCACCAAGATACACTTAAAGACTCCATAGCCTCTTCGAGAATATCATCAGTTTCACTCCTAGAAAATAAACCTATTTGATACAGATAGTCATGCAGGATATACCCAAACATAGCCTTGCCATCTTTAGGAAAAAACACCTGCAAAACAGTAGGAATACTCCCTAAATCCGTTTCAATTCCCTCAGGAACTTGGAGCAACTGCTCTCTAACTATCTTTGTAAAGTAAGTTAGCTCACTCTTTGTAGTTCTTAAATCTCCACTAGTTGGAACACTTAGTAAGATTTCACTTTCCTTAAATCCTATTTTCACTCTTAACCTCCTATTAGTTTTCTAACTCAACCGAAGTCGTCCAACCACTTGACCGACTCCAACTATGTTTCGCATTTTCTACACTATAAACTCCATCATCTTCTTTATTGTAAGTATTAAATAACTCTGTTTTAGTACCTGCATAAATGGACTGACCTTTTAGAGAAAGAGATCCTTTTATGATTCCCTTGTTTATAGAGTTGAGTTTAGCTTCAGCTTTTATCTTTGCATCTATTTTGTCCTTAAATGCTCTCTCAATCTTTATAGTAGGTGTACCACCACCAACCTTGACGGTTATGAGTTTATTTTCATCTATATTATGAAACCTAGCCTCACAAGAGTTATAGTAAGTTTTTGAAGAATGCTTTATTGAAGAACTGCTACATGTAGAAACATCAATCCGACTTACAGGAAGAGCCTCATCATCTTTATTCACAAAATAGATATAATCGTTCTTTATAGAAAAAAGAACATTGTAATCTTTAGCTATTCTCTCAAGAAAATTGATGTCACTCTCATTTGTTTGATTAAGTGATTTTATAGACACATCTTTAGTTTGAAATTTTACTTTATGACCTAGCCTTGCACCGACAATATTAACGATACTTGAGAGTTTTGTGTCATTGTAATGGTTAGATAGTTTTACCTTTTGTTTCTCGTTAAACTCAACACCTGTAGCAGTAAAACTCAAAGCTTTATTATTACTTCTATTTACAGTTTGAACATGGAACAAGCCACAATTCAACTCATCTGCAGTATCGCCATTTTTAACAGTTCTAAAGATAACTTCTAGTTTGGCACTTGGTGCAGGTCTTTTAAAGTCTGGCATAACTTTTACACTTACTTTATCAGATTTCACACCTGCACTATCATCAAAACTAAGACTTATGATGTTCTTCATATCTATGGCTTCGCCATCTATTTTAAGTACAATCTCATCATTTACCATAGTGGCTCTCTTTTTGTAGCCTGTACTGTCACATTTTTGCTCTGCTGCTCTGACACACTAAAGTCTGGTAACTCTATAATCATTCCACTCTCTAAGTTCATAGACTTATTAAACAGTTGTTTATTAGCACCTATTACATCATTTAAGTGAGTAGAATCTCCATAGTGTTTAAGAACTATCAAATCTATTCTATCTCCATTATGACACTCATAATATTTCATCATAAACCTCTTTTAGAGAAAGACTGTAAGTCTGTGCTGTGAAATTTCCATTATCTAAAAAATGGCTCTGAGTGATAGTTAGAGAACTTAGTAAAACTTCCACATCATCATTTAGAGTAGTGAAGCGAATAGGCTTACGAGCTTTAAGATAATCTTCTAAACTTTCAAGTGTATCAAGAGGACAAAGAACTAAAACACCATTAAGCGATATTTTTCCCTCATACCCACCTGCATCAGATACTCTCTCTTGACCTTTGATTGGTTTAAAACTCCCAAAGGTCGCAGTAAGCATTTTAGATATTTTTTCATACTCATTTTTTTTCATATAAAAAACAAAATCGCCAAGCTTACCCATTTCAGAGCCATTAGTTAAATCTTTTAAATCTGCCATACTTAGAACCTTTTATATATTCCTCTTTTTTCAAGATTAGCCTCACGACTTAACTTTAATAAGTAAGATTTTCTCTCTTTACTTATCTCATTGTTAGGGTAATAAAGTGCCCAACCTTGACGAACCAAAGAGAAGTTTAAAACATCTATCCAAACTAAATCACGACCGTATCTATCTTTGCCATAATTGTAATATTTGACTTTTTTACCTAAGTAACGAGCCTCTACATAATCACGAGCTTTAAACCCAAGAGATAAAACTTTCTTTACTGTATGAGAGTATTTATCTTTATGTTGTGGATTATTAGGATGTATCATTTTGATAGTTTCCAACTGTTTAAAAGTTCTATGGTTTACTTTAGTCTCAAAAGTATCAAGAGCAATAAGGCGAACTTTAAAAGGCTTCGCACTTCCTTTTTGTAACATCAAAGTATCGCCATCTATCACATATTTAACTTTTGCTTCTTGCCATTCATTCGCAAATAGTGAAGCCACTATTAACATCATTAAAATTATTTTTTTCATTATTCTACTTCCCCCTTGATTTCATGCATTGGTTCTTTATCTTCTAAATTTCTTACTCTTGATGCAATATCATCAACTGTCTTGTTTCTATCTACTCTTAGAACAGAAATTTTATAAGTATCTTCAAATAAGCTACCCTCATATTTAAGCAAATATCCGTTCCCATTACTATGTTTAATATAGGGATGTGTTTCAAAATAACCATACTTTAAAAGAGCCATTCCATCAACAGACATAAGCTTTCCATCATCATTAAAACCTGCACCCATTCCTGCAGTAAATGCATGATTAAAATTTCTATCTAAAATTCTAAGAAGAGAAACTATCTCGCCAAAAGATGCTTTACCCTCTATTTTTGAACACTTCTTTTTTTTCTTTTTTAGAAGTTTTTTAAACTGTTTTTGTAAGTCATAAAACTTGATATTTTTTGCCAAATCAAGACAAAATGCTTTTTCTTCTTTAGTTATCTCATCTTTTGCAGGTGCAACCACTTCAATATCTTTAAACATATTTTTCTCAATAAATGAGATAAACATATCAACCTCTTCATTAGAGATTTCTACTATCATTTGAGTACCTCTATCATCACAAGGTTTACCCTCACTTGCTAAAGTGAATGTATGTGTACCGTCTGTATGGTTTTTTGTAAAAGCTTTAAAGCCCTCTAAACTATGTGTTCCGTCTTTTCGTATTACTTGCATAAATTTTCCTTTGTATTAAGATACATCTTGCATCTGTGTGTCTTGCTCTTCGTGAGCGATTTCTCTTTGTGCTTGAACCAATTTGTCTTTTAAATCATCATAATCAACTTGACCACCTGCAGGAGCATGAACAGTTATCTGATTAGTGATTGTTTGAGCCACCGACTTATTGCTATTATTTTGTAGTAACTCTTTTTGCTCAGTTATCTGGTTAGCTGTAACAGCTGATACACTTTCAATCGGTAAAGTTGGAACTTTATAATTTAGATTGTTTACAGGTGTATTGGCTTTTTTATCATCTCCAAAACCAAAAAAGCTTTTAGTTCCACTCCATGCACTAGAAGCACCATCTGCAATAGCTCCACCTGCAGAACTAGCAAGTCGTGCAACTTTTGTATAACCCTCTATAACCATTGAAACCATGTCAAGAACTGAACTAATAGCAGTCATAAGTATTTTTATAGGAACAAGAGCGATACTAAAAGCCGAACCTATCACACCACCAACACTTTTAAAATTAATTCCCAATGCTCCGAGTACAGTTCCAAAAGCAGAAAATACAGGTTCTAATGCACTAAAAAAGCGAGAGAAACTAGAACCAACCTCAGACATCAAAAGCTTCACTTGTAACATTGGAACGGATAGACTTTCACTCATTCCACTAAAAAAAGAATTAACTCCATTTCTCACAAATGCAAACTTATTGTAAAGATAAACAGCACCTGCACCTATTGCCATAATCCCTAAAACTATCAAAGTTATCGGAGAAGCTAAAAGTGCTAAACCTGCACCAACTCCAGAGGCTATAAGTCCAAAACCTGCAAGAGCCACAGAACCAACTACAAAAGCCGCACCAAGACCAAACACCCATTTAGATGCAGTAGGAAACTTTTGAGTAAACTTATCTAGCCTCTCAGCACCACTTTTAAAAACATTTGATACTGACTTAATCGCAGGAAGTAAACCATTAGTTGCACTAATACTCAAACCCTCCATAGCCGATGAAAGTAATTTAAAATGACCTGCAGTTGTATCTAGCTTTATATTTTGAATATTTTTAGTAGTTCCTCCAGAGTTATCTAATGTAGATTGATACTCAAGTAAACCTTTTTTACCAACTTTCATAAGAGCGATTCCACTACTTAAAGCAGTCATACCAAATATATGTTTTAACTTTTGAGTTTTAGATTCATCACTCATGCCGACCATAGACTGATTTAATTCGCCTATGATGTTTGGCATACCTTTAAACTTCCCTTTGGCATCAAAAACAGATACACCTAAAGCTTCTAATGCTTTTTGTGCTTGAACAGGTGGAGCAGATAATCTAGTGTACATTTGTCTAAGCGAAGTACCTGCCATAGAACCTTGAATACCTACATCTCCAAGTTTGCCTGCAAGAGCCGAAACTTCACTAAGTCCAACTCCAAGACCAGAGGCTATTGGTGCAGTATATTTCATAGTTTCGCCCAACATCTCTAAATCTGTATTTGAGGTAGTAAAAGTCTTAGCTAAAACA